AAACAAGAATTTATTATTACAGATATAATCCTTATCAGTACAATGAGATTTATCCTTATGGATATTATAGGTATCAACCTAATCCTTATTCTCAAGGAAATAACTCAGGTTCACGAAGAAGTACTGGAGAGAATAAAAGTAGCAATACAGGAACTAAATCCTTTAATCATACTCCACAAGAAAGAACAGATAGTTGGGGGAAGAAAAACTAATGATAAGTTTTTATCTACATTGTGTAGTAGCAGTAGTTATACTTATTGCAGATGCAAAAGGAATATTAGAACCTGCTGTAAATAAATTTGAAGAAAAGATTGGGATATATACACCTCCCGATACGACAGAAGTTGAACCATTTACATTAGAGATAGAAGATGAAAGCGGTACCAGACTGGAAAGAAATGAATAAAGTATTAAGGTGGACAATTGGAGCTGCGTTTGCAGTTTTTATGTCGGGTCTTATCTTATTGTCCTGTGCAGATGAATGGTACCTAGGCAAAACTAGAGAAGACTTAGCAAGAGAAATGTTTGAAGTTGATTCTTTATTGATGACAATACAGATGCAACTTGATAGTACCTCTATTGATTTTGAAAGATTTTATATTGATGCTCAACGAATAAACAATGGGCATGAATAAAGGGTTAAACTCAGAATCGCAAGTACATATCAGCATAGCATTCTTAATAAAGGCTATGATTGGTATCTCTATGATGATAGCAGCATACTATCAGATACAGATGAAGTTTGCAAGTATGGATAGAAGTATTGGAGATATGCACGAAGAATTGGTGGTGTTAACCTCTAAAATGCATGATATGGAGAAGGCTCATGTTGAAGAATTAGAACATCATGCTGAAGAATTAGAAATTGAGAATAAAACTTTAATGGAGAAATTAGGACTGAAGAGAAGATAATGGCGGATTTTAATATACAAGAGTGGGGGGTAGTTGGAGTTATGATCACGCTTTTTGCTGGTCAGATTATGTTTCTACAAAAAACCTTAATGAAAAAATTACATGAAACAGATGAAAAGGTTATAGCTCTCATAAATAGATGGAACCGATCAGATGAGGTTCGTGACAGACGTTATGAAAAAACGGTAGAAGAATTAAACGATCTTGGCGATATCGTCATGGAAATAAAAGGGTCGGTGTCTAGAATAAATGGAAAATCGTAGGAGTGATTGATTCGTTGAAAACTATAGGGAATGGCGTCGTGGGCGTCGGAATATGGTGGGTAAACCTACCAATGATATTGCAAATGCTCGTTTCTTTAGCGACATTAGTATATATAATAATAAAGATTAAAAAAGAATTGCAGGATAAATAATGCCTTTATACCAATATGTATGCAAGAAGTGTAAGAATCTTGAGGATATCTATTCCAATATGATGACGAAATCCTCTGAAGATCCACTTGTTGGCAGCAAATGTTCAACCTGTAAAGGTGGAAAATTAGACAGGGTTGTTACTCTCCCTTACGCTATTGTTAGGGAGGGCGGAGCATGGGCTACTGCAATAAGGAAAGATCAAGTTGGTTTCTCTGAAATGGATATAGGGGACAGCATTGATCGTATGAACTCAAATAAACAAAGGAGTTAACATGAGCGAAATGATTAGTTATGTCATGAACAACTATATGCAAATACTTTCTGCCGTAGGTGGAATTGTGGGTGGATTTGCAGTTATAGCTTCAATGACGCCAAATAAAAGCGACGATAGGATCGTCCAGATGATTCTGGATGTGGTGAATTTCCTAGGGGCTAATTTTGGCAAGGCTAAGAACGGAGGGTAATGTGGCTAAGGTTAAATTAAACGCTTGGGCAAATAAGATAGTTAAGAAGACAATTGCACAAGTTCTTCGGAAGGTCGGAGTCACAGAGACCATTCTATTTATTCTCGACATTGTAGCCGATATGACTGAAACTGAAGCTGACGATAAGATAGTGGCTGAATTAAGAAAGGCATTGAATCCTAAGTAATGCCAAGAGGTATTGCAGTATTAAGGGATTTTTCTGGCGGGATAAACACACAGTTTAACCCTAGAGATATACAGGATAACCAACTCGGTTACTCACAGGATGCTATGGGTGATCGGGTTGGTTCTATCCGTACTATGGGTAATGGGAGTGGAACACCTCGCCAAGTAAACAACTCAGCTTCATCAAAATCAATCAATACACTTGCTTCTACAGATATTGTAAATAGTGCAGGGTATGGATTTAAACACTTTGAGCTAGATTGGACTGAAGGCGGGGCTAACACAGGTGAGCATTATCTTGCTGTTGTTGACCAAAGTGGTGAACTAAACCTGTGGGATTATACAAATAATTCTTGGGCAACCGTCAGTGTAGATGTTAGTAGCGATCAAACAGATTGCTTACCGATAATAACTGCAATAAATAATGGGATAAGAGTAGCAGATACCAATCTGTCTAATGCTAGTACCATTAAATATTATATGTATATTAAGCGAAGTCAATTGGGAGTGGACAGATCTGGCTTCTATGCTGGGTCAAACAATCTTCCAGCTCCAACCACTAACGACACTCAAAATACTTTAGTAAGCAGTGCAACCTATGACAATGCTCAATTTAATTTTAAAATAGAATCGACAAGTGGAATAACTGGGACATGGGCTTCTGATACTTATATATTTGGTATGTCATTCGTATATGATGGGAATCAGGAGTCGGCGATATCTATTTGTGCTGATGGTTTGGGGGCAAGCGATGTAAATGAGGATAGAGCATTACAGGTAGCGGTGTATGCAGCTAACGCAAGCAGTACGAATTATGATGCAAGACAGACTGGAGCGAGAATATATTGGAAATACTCATCTGGATTAGGGTCTTCAGCTGCGGCGCCAGCCGTTCAGGGTGAATGGAATCTTTTAGTAGATGTCGATATTACTGGTACCTCATCAGATAGCCACGCATATGGCATACGATCTAAAATGGGTGACAAATTTGCCAACTGGACCGTCGTCAGTAATCAGGCATCCGCAGAAATTGTTATCCCAGATCCCCCTATTGATACATACGCTACTCTAAATGGATATAGAAGCAGTGATGGACCATTAATTATAGGGAACGCTGGGGATGGATATAAAACAGCAGTATTTGCTAACCGCAGAATGTTTGTGGCTAATGTAAAAATGACTGGGTCTGATGGGAATCAAGTTCAAGAGGCGGATAGAATTATGTATTCTCCTGCTAATAAACCAGATGTTTTCCCATCAAGTAATTTTATAGATGTAATAAAGGGAGATGCGGAACCATATCTAAAGCTAGAAACAGTAGGCGATAGATTATTTGCTTATAAAGCAGACACATTGTACATAATAAATATATCTAACCCAAGCCCAGCTGGGTGGTATCTTGAGGCAACGCACAAAGGTATGGGTATTTTACATCCAGCGGCTATATTTAAAACAGATTTTGGACTAGCATGGGTAAACCCTAATGGTCTTTTTATATATCAAGAAGGTGGAGGAATAGCTGAATTATCAGAAGGTAGAATATTAAACGGGCATGGGACTGATGATTATGGCTTTAATGCATGGGGTAAATTAATTACTGCCAATTCTATCGTTGGATATTCTCAAAAAGATAAAGAAATAATTATAAACATAGACTGTAGCAGTACAACAAGTAATACAACATTCGGAGGAAATGGAGCCGATGTTGTTGTGTATGATATGGAAACCCAATCATTTTGGTTTGGTAAGAACAGGCTTACCAGCGGTGGAGTTGCGTCTAATTTTGAATACGACTGGAATGGTGATTTGATATATGCGTCTGAGACTTTAGATACGGTAACAATTAGATCTTGGCAATCAGATAGCCAAACATCCACTGGGTTCTTATTTTCCACAAAGGATATTGATTTTGGCTCACCTGGAAAGAAAAAGAAAGTGTATGATATATACATAACTTATAAACATTCTGACAGTAATAGTGTATCTAATTTTTTAAGCTACTCCACAAATGGGGGAACAAGCTTTGTAACCGTAGACGGTGATAATTCAACTGCAATTGCAAACAACACATTAGATCAGGCCACTAGTTGGGAAATCCATAAGTTCACATTTACGACCCCTATTAACTGCCAAAGTCTTACATTAAGATTTAATGGACCAACTAGCAATGCTAGTAAAATTGATATTAACGACATCTCTATTGAATATAGAGAGTTATACGGAAGGGTACCTGCAACCTAATGGGCTTTGTTAAAATCGACACATCTAAGTATAATAGACGCTTTGGAAGGGGAGCTCCCCCTGCGAAGGCAAGGCAGGTAAAAACATTTGATACGCCCAGTAAAAACAGGGCTCCAGACATCCCAAAGACCGAAGCTAAAGAAGGTGATGTGTTAAGTTATTTTGACGATACTAAGGGTAAGGTGCTAACGTCTTTCGATGGAGGATATCAATCTTCCAACACAGCTAAAGTCTCTGATATGAGTAGATTTGATCAGGGGCAGTTTGTCACATCTTTAAACGCAGGGCCTAATGCTAGAGTGCGAACAAGGGGAGAGATACACGCATCTGCTATCAAAGAGGCTATTATTGGGATAGGCGATGGAAATATTGGGACCACTAAAACCGATAAGTATTTTGATTATGTAGCTGATTCAACCTGTGACACTACAGATGGAAGCCATACAATAGCGTGCGACAGTACGAACATAGTAAATGGGAAAATAAAGATTGGTATGAATGTGGTTGGAACTGGAATTCCTGAGCACGCAGTTGTGAAGTCATTGCCAAGCACAACATCATTTACAATTGGCACATATATTGGAGAGGATGCTGGGACTCAACCCTCTGCTGTTTCTAATGTAAATGCCACAGCGGATGGAACAAATGTAACATTATATTTTTATGGAACTATTCTTTATCTCGATGGCAGTAGGTACGGTCATAGAGCAAGTTCTGTTTATATTGATAATGGCAATGAATGGTATAAAAATACAATTGCTGGAATTGTTTTACCTAGGACAGGAGATGATCCCTCAACAACCACAGAGATAGCTGGAGGATCATCAACTAGAGTAACTTTGTATTTTGCAGCCGATGATTTTGCAATTAGATGTGGGAAGCCCCCAAGTGCTGATTCATATGGGAGCGCAGACAACTCTAATAGTGCAGGTAAAATATATGAAGTTCAAGCCAACGGTGGACATACCTACTATCACTCTCCGTATGAATTCGTCAATGGACACATGAGATGGAACGATACCAACATCCCTAACGGGACAGATGGTGATGATGTCATAACCGTAGTTCTTGAAACCACTGCTAATTCCGCCTCCTTTAGAATTGTGTCAGCAGAGAGAGCTCCAAATCAAAGAATAGGGCACACAAAACACCGAATCCTTACAAAGCAATTAATATCATATGCTCACAGTTCTGACAATACAGTTGCTATGGAATTAAAAAATACAAAACTTCCCGCAAACTCTATTATTACAGAGATAGCTGCGAGGGTTAATGAAGACAGTAACTTAGGAACTCATAAAGTTAACATTCAAATGTCAGCCACATCAGGAACCGCTGCCGACTCAAGCATTTCATCGGGGACTGAATTACTTGGAGCTGGCGTAACTAATACAGATAGTTCTGATAGTGCCAGTGCAACAGATATAGATTTAAATCAAGTTGGAGACACTTGGATATGTAGAGACACTGTTAGGGTTGGCTCATCTGATCAGTATCTTTATGTTTGTAATGCGGGGACAGGGAATGGAACAACCAATCCAAGTTCAGGAGCTTTGGAGATAATTGTAGAGTATTATGGGAGCCGAAGTTAAATGAAAAAAAGAAAACATAAATGTTTAATATTACCGCTGGTAAATATAAATTTAAATGGAGAAAAATATTATGCCTAATGTAGAAGTACAAAACCCAAGACTACCAAAATTTGGACAAGCAGTAGGACCTGCTGGAGGTATTAGTTCTGATGTATTCGAAATGTATGCACCACAAATGGCAATGACTGACTTCCAAACAGACTTTTCAAAGACTGGATATGAAATGTCACGAGATATTGAATTTGAAAGACAAGCTCAGTTAGACGCCCAAATAGCACAATCTAAACACGCGCAAGAGGAAAGGCAAAGAGGGGCGGATAGGCAAGCGGAGGCTGCAAAGAAAGGTAAAAAAATAAGTTCAGCCGCTACTGGAGCTACAATAGGAGCTAAGATTGGAAGCGCTGTTCCAGGGGTGGGAACTTTAATTGGCGGAGCTATTGGAGGACTTGGAGGGTTTCTATTCGGCGAAGAGGGCGGTATGGTCCCAGGTATTCACCCAAGGAGTATGTTATTTAAAGAGTATCAACAAGGTGGAGATGTGATGGGATATACAGGACAGGGAAATTTTCTTCAAAGAGGGCTTCAAAATTTACAATTCAGACAGGGTGATTTATCT